CAGAGCACTACCTCTGGAAGGTTTTATCACGTACGATCCTTTCACGTTATCATTCCTTGTAGATGAGGACATGACTAACTACATGATCATGCATAACTGGATTCGTGCTCTCGGCACACCAGATGATACTCAAGAGAGACTTGCCTTCAGGAATAAGATGACTGCACTCTTTGGCAATGATGACCTGTATGCTGACGCAACACTGTCTGTGCTCAACAGCAACTTCAAAATGAATTTCAACGTCCAGTTTGAGGGACTGATTCCTACTGGGTTGAATGCACTAGAATTTAATGCTACAATAGATGGTACTGAGTATGCTATGGCACAAGTAACATTCCAATACATGCGCTTTGAGATTCAGGATACCGTCAATTACTCGCGTGATAAGCGACTTACTTAATGAATCTAGAAAAAATTGAGGAGATGTGGGCAAAGGATTCTGAGAGATTCTTTGATCACCGGGAGTTGCCTGAGTTACTGGCAAATGACAGTATGGAAACTCCCAGACTCCATGCAAAGTATTTGCAATTTATTAATCAATTCAAACTCATGCTATCAGAAGCAGAGGTAAAGCGCAAGGTATTGTTGCGTGAGAAGTTTGAATACTATTCAGGTAAAGCACCTGCCACAGTCTATAAAGAAAAACCCTTTGCACTTAAGGTGCTCAAGGGTGACCTCCATGTGTACATTGATAGTGACCCAGACCTCACTAAAGCACAGCAAAAAATAGACTATCTTGAAACTTGTATAAATTCTATTGATAGGATACTTAAACAGATCGACAGTCGTGGATTTGCTATCAAGAATACTATCGAAATTGTGAAATATTATGGAATCCGATGATCACTATTGAAAAGAAAAATGAAGTTTTTCTCAAAGTAGAAGGCGAGCAACACATCCATAAAGAATTAAGCGAGCACTTTCAGTTTGAAGTGCCTGGTGCTAAATTCATGCCACAGTATAAGAAGAGAGTATGGGACGGTAAGATTCGATTGTACTCTCCTGGCACAGGGGAGATCTATGTCGGTCTATATGATTACCTAACAGACTATCTTGAAGAGAAAGGATATGAGTATGCTATCAAAGATAGCAAATTCTTTGGTATACCAAATGAGGAAGAAGAGTATGTATCACCAGAATCAGTGGCGTATTTTGTTAGATCTTTGGGACTGCCATTTAAGATTCGCGACTACCAACTCAGAGCACTTTTCACGGCAATTAAGCAGCGTCGCAAGTTACTACTCTCGCCTACAGGATCTGGAAAATCGCTGATCATATATGGTCTGGTCCGATGGCATCTTAAAGCAAAACGAGAGATCCTAATCATTGTGCCTACAGTCTCTCTAGTCTCGCAGTTAACGCAAGACTTCAAAGACTACGGGTGGAAAGCAGATCATTATGTCCATCAAATCATGGGTGGTCAGGAGAGGTATGTAGAAGCACCTGTTGTCATCTCTACATGGCAGAGTATCTACAAGGAACCTAAGAAATTCTTTAAAAGGTTTGATGTAATCATTGGTGATGAAGCACATCTCTACAAGGCAAAGTCACTGTCAGGTATTCTCAATAAGTGTCATGACGCAAAGTATAGAGTCGGGCTGACAGGCACGTTGGATGGGATGTACAGTCATCAACTTGTGCTGGAAGGTTTATTTGGGCGTTGCGACATGGTGACGACCACTGTTGACCTGATGAAGAAGGGTCAGCTGACTCCACTGAAAGTGAAATGTCTTTTGTTGCAGCATGGTCATGTGCCATTCGATTCCTATCAGCAAGAGATGGATTATATAGTATCGCATCCCAAGAGAAATAACCTAATCTGTAACCTAGCAGAAGACATAGGTGGCAATACACTCATCCTATTCAACTACATCGAGAAGCACGGTGACCCTCTGTGGGAGATGCTAAATACTAAGGTGAGTAAAGATCGGAAGATCTTCTTTATTCATGGTGGTGTAGATGCTGTTGAAAGAGAAGAGGCTCGCAAGATATGTGAGCAGGAGAAGGATGCAATTATCCTTGCATCTTACGGCACATTCTCTACAGGCATCAACATTCGCAACCTACATAATGTAATCTTTGCGAGTCCATCTAAATCACGAGTAAGAAACCTCCAGTCCATTGGACGTGTCTTGCGTAAGGGGGATAACAAAGCAGAAGCAGTGTTGTATGACATTGCTGATGACTGCTCCCGAGGTAGTAGGCATAATTATACTCTCCGTCACCTCATCGAAAGATTGAAAATCTATAAGGAAGAGAAATTCGATTATGAGATCACTAAGGTAAATTTACGACAATGATTAACTACATCCGTCACGATAATGAATTCTATGGCATCGTCAAGTTAGTATCTGGTGAAGAGGTAATGGGATCAATGATTGCCACCAATGAAGATAATTGCACAATGGTATATGTGTCAGACCCTTTGGCTCCTTCACTCACTCCTATAGAGAAACCTGATGGTGAGATGGGAATGGTAGTAGGATTTACTAAGTGGATGCTCTGGTCAGCTGAAGAGTTTTATATTATCCAAGAGCCAGATATCATGACCATTGCCCCGATGTCCTCTGAGGCAATCATGATGTATAAAATGTGGTGGAGGAGAGACGGTAAACCAGAAAACGATATAGATCCTGGTGTCCCCATGAATGAAAATATGGGTCTAATCGGCAAAGTCTCAGAGATGAGAAAGAAACTAGAGGAGCAGTGGAAGAATTCTAAGTAGTACTTGTTTCCAACCCTTACATGGTTGAGTATAATGATTATTCTTAGAGTTGTCAAGCTTGACTTCTAGGATACAAACCTTTATAATGATCTGGTGAGCAAAACTAAATATGACTATAATGCCTCCTAAGAAAAAACAACATTACGTTGACAATAAAAAGTTTCTTGTGGAGATCGTTAAGTACCGAGAAGCAGTTGAGATTGCCAAGATACAAGATAAAGAGAAACCTAGGATTACTCATTACCTAGGTGAATGCTTCTTGAAGATTGCTACCCACCTGTCGTATAGACCTAATTTTATTAACTACATGTATAAGGAGGATATGGTCTCCGATGGTGTGGAAAATTGTGTCCAATATATCGATAACTTCGATCCTGCTAAGAGCAAGAATCCGTTTGCATACTTTACACAAATTGTATATTATGCATTCCTAAGACGTATCGCCAAAGAGAAGCGTCAGATGGACATCCGTGACAAACTCATTGAGAAGAATGGTTACGATCAGGTCTTCCACTCAGATGACAATGACAATCACGCTGATATGAATTCCATCAAGAGTCGTATCGAAACTAACATGCGAAACTAATGTTTGATATTCCAATTAAGAAAGGTTATATCTTTGGCACTCCAAAGGAAATCAAACAGACGTGGGATATCTTACAAGACATGTGGAGTTATTGTGATAGAGGTGTATGGTCAGGTGAGACAGGACTAAGTACTGGTCAGCAAGCATTAGATCTACACGCATACCAAGAGTTTGACTGGATTATAAGTCAGATGATTCCTCATGTAATTAATTACTGGGACAAAGACCTGAAATATGCCCCGGCAAGTATCGAACCAGTCTCATCATGGGCAAACCTACATGAAGATGGTGACTACACAAAAGAGCATTCCCATAGTGATGGTATTCGCCAAGCACATGTCGCATCGGCCTTCTATTTGGAAAAGGGTGAGGGTGGTGACGTTGAATTTTGTGACCCTCTGGACTGCATCCGTCGCCTTACCCCCCTTGCCAAACCTGCAGGAGATGCTATAATATCTGAGTCGATGCCATGCACCACAGGTGACTTCCTTTTGTTTCCTGGTTGGGTGAGGCATCGCACACAACCTGCGATCGGAAAGCGGGTAGCAATCTCTATTAATTTCAATGGAAACTTCGACTACAACTAAGATGGCACAAGACGGAAATAAAGAGTTGCATGACACTCAAGAGCGTGACAACCCTTGCACTGATAAAAACGACCGTGGTTATTGGCGTCGTCGCCTTCGTGAACGAGAGAATGGTAAGAGGGATGAAACTACTACTGATATCTGATCAGCACTTTGGTGTTAGGAATGACAATTCTTTTTACACCAAACTGTATCAGAAATTTTATGAAAATGTAGTCCTACCCTACATCGACAAAGAAGGTATTACTCAGGTCTTGTGCCTAGGTGATACCTTTGATCGTCGGAAGTATGTGAATTTTAATTCACTAGAAGCAGCAAGAAAGATGTGGTTTGATCCACTGGCAGAGCGTGGCATCCGTATGTCCATGCTCCTCGGTAATCATGACATCTACTACAAGAATACTCTCAAGGTGAATGCACCTGAGTTGCTTCTGGGTGACTACAACAACATCGAGATCATTACAGAACCTACCTCCAAGAAGTTTGGTAAGACAAACTTCCTTCTTCTCCCATGGATCTGTCCTGAAAATCAGGATCATGCCATGAAAAAGGTGAAAGCATCCAAGGCACGAGTGTGTTTAGGGCACCTTGAGTTGAATGGGTTTGAGGTTATCCCTGGTTTCAAGATGGATCATGGTATTGATCGCTCTCCCTTCGAGAAGTTTGACCTGACATGCTCTGGTCACTTTCATATGAAGAGTAAGCAGGGTCCCATCCAGTATCTGGGTAATCCTTATCAACTGTATTGGAATGACTATGGGTATGATCGTGGGTTTCACGTCCTAAATACAGAGGATTTGTCGATGGAATTCATTACAAATCCATACAACACATTCAATAAAGTCTACTACAAAGATGATATTGACGTTTCTACTTTCCCACAGTTGGAAGGGACATACGTTAAACTAATTGTGGGAGATGATAAGGATCAAGTTAAGTTTGATCGATGTGTAAGGAAACTTCAGCAGGTTGACCTAGCAGACTTAAAGATTGTTGAAGACATGACTGAGGAGTTAGGTGAAATTGATGAAGAGATTGAGGTTGAAGACACTCTTTCTATCCTAGAATCATGCGTCTCGGAGTATAAAAATCACGATGAGATCTTTGGTATCTTAAAATCCCTATATGTGGAAGCGTTGGAGGTCTAATGTTTGTCCTGACTGACAATAAATCAGGTGGAGTCTATGCTGTTAGGGATATTAGAGCCGATGATGCAGTCGAGCGTGTCGTCCAGTTGTTTGTTGACAAGGATGACGCAGTACGCTATTATATATTGTTGAAGGCAGACGAATACCCCCGTGATCTCTCCGTCACAGAGGTAGATGAAGATACTGTCAAAGAAAACTGTCGTCAATACGGGTATCGTTTTACCATTATTGATGCTGATAAATTTGTTATTCCGCCCACACAAGAATGATCGTATTTGAGAAAATTAGGTGGCGGAATTTCTTAAGTACCGGCAACCAGTTTACAGAAATGACTCTCAACGAGTCCAAATCACAGCTTGTTATTGGGTCAAATGGGGCGGGCAAAAGCACTATGCTGGATGCCCTGTGCTTTGTGCTGTTTAATAAACCTTTCCGTAAAATTAGCAAGTCTCAATTGGTCAACAGTGTCAATGAGAAAGAGTGCGTTGTAGAGGTTGAGTTTTCTATTGGTAAAGTAAATTACCATGTCATCAGAGGCATCAAACCCAACGTATTTAAGGTCAATAGAAACGGACAACTCCTTGATCAGACCGCTGCAAACAAAGACTACCAAAAATATCTTGAGCAAAGTATTCTCAAGTTTAACTATAAGTCATTTACTCAGGTTGTTATACTAGGTAGCAGTACATTTGTGCCTTTCATGCAACTTCCTGCTACACATAGGAGAGAGGTAGTCGAAGACCTGCTGGATATCAAAATCTTTTCTAAGATGAATACTATCTTAAAGGATAGAGTTAAGGATAATAAGGATAATTTCACATCATGTAAGCACACGCTGGAGATTTGTGAGACAAAATTAAATCACCAACGTGCATCCATCCACAAACTCACTGAGTTGCAGGAAGGAATGATTCAAAAACTACAAAACAAGTTTACTACTAACGAAGATGGCATTGTCAACCTGAATACACGCAAGAAGGAGAATGATCACTCCATGAGTGTGCTAGCACATAGTGTTAGTAACCAGGCCGACGTGCAGGAGAAGTATGATAGTCTCCGTGACATGCGATCTAAGATCGAGCAGAATAAAAACAAGGCAGAGAAAGATCATAAGTTTTATACCAAGCATGATAAGTGTCCAACATGCAGTCAAACCCTAGAAGAAGAGCACAAACATCGTCAACTTGTGGATGCTGAGTCACGTCGTGACAAGTACAAAGAAGGTTACAAAATGATCGATGAGCAGATCAGTCTTCTCTATGATAAACTACGTGATCTGAAGGGTTATGGTCTGTCAATTATTGAATTCCAGAGCGATAATCTGAGCATTGATAGGCAGATCAAGCGACTGCTTAAGGATAATGAAGACATCATGGCCGAGTGCAACAAAGAGACCCCAGATATTGATGCAGAGAGGGTAAAATTAGACGAATATGAGGTAGAATTTGCTGAAAATGTAGAGCGTTGTGCTGGTGTCAGTAAGGAGTTTGACAACTTGAAAGTTGTTTCTACTCTACTCAGAGACAGTGGTATTAAGAGCAAGGTTATCAGCAAATTTGTGCCTATTTTTAACAGTTTGATCAATAAATATCTACAGTGCATGGACTTCTTTGTCAATTTTACACTGGACGAAGAATTCAATGAAGTCATCAAGTCTCGTTACCGTGATGTATTCTCTTATGCATCGTTTTCAGAGGGTGAAAAGCAGAAAATTGACCTATCTTTGCTGTTTTGCTGGCGTGACATTGCTAAGATGAAAAACTCTGCATCGACCAATCTCCTCATCCTTGACGAGGTATTCGATTCTTCTCTTGATACTGCTGCTACAGACGAATTGATGAAGATTCTGAAGGGTATGGACGACAGGACCAACCTATTTGTGATCAGTCACAAGGGCGACATCCTTCTGGACAAGTTTGATACTGTGGTCACCTTTGACAAGGTGGGTGATTTCTCAACCATGAAGCAGGACAGTCTATAAAGTGGCACCTTCCCCCTTTCGGGGACCGTGTGTCTGTGTATAATAGATGCATACACAAATAAAGCATGACCGTACAAGAAGTAAAAGGCACCCTCGCCAAACTACTCGCCGCTGAAAACCTCACTGTTGAGCACAGAGTAGTCAGCACAGCATCCTTTGACGTGAATAAGCGCGTCTTGATCCTCCCTATCTGGAATGCTAAGGAAATTGTCTCCAACTTGCTGGTAGCGCATGAAGTGGGACACGCTCTCTTCACCCCAGACGGTGACCTTCTAGACGATCTTCCTTGCCCTAAGTCTTATGTTAATGTGACCGAGGATGCTCGCATTGAGAAACTGATGAAACGTAAATTTGCAGGTATTGCCAAGGATTTCTACGGTGGATACAAGCAACTTCACGAAGATGACTTCTTCTCTGTCAAGGACATCAATGCTGACAGTCTCAAACTGATTGACCGCATCAATCTTTACTATAAACTGGGTGCAAATCACTTCCTCCCCTTCTCTGATGAGGAGTTGCCTCTTCGTGATGCAGTTGGTGATGCAGAGACTTTTGAGGATGCTATCGCTGCTGCTGTCGCTATCAAAGAGTTTGAAAAAGTAGAAGTATATCCGCAAAAACTTGATAATCTTCCACAATTAGACAACAATTCTGGTGGTGGTAGCGACGAGCAAGAGGCACAAGATGAGCAACCTTCATCTGAAGGTGATGAGGGTGACGAGCAAGAAGGTGATAAAGAATCCAAGCAAGATCCTGACCTTGATACACCCTCATTCACTCGCAATGGTGGTGAAGAGGCATCGACTGTTGAGTCTCTTGAGGAAGCACTGCAGGACATCGCAAGTCAAAACAGTAGCAACGAGACTAGGTATCTTGAGGTCCCTGATGTTAACCTAAAACACGTCATTATTGACCCTAAAATGGTCAATACTATGTCTGAGGATTACTGGTCTTCATGGACCCAAACTGGATTCCCAGACAGCATACTTGACTTCTCTACTGCAGATCAAAATTACCAGAATTTCAAGAAAGATTGCACCCGTGAGGTGTCATATCTTCAGAAAGAGTTTGAGATGAAGAAATCTGCAGCAGCACATGCTCGCCAATCTATCTCTAAGACTGGTGTGCTTGACACTGCTAAACTCCATCAGTATCTTTACAATGAAGACCTCTTTAGGAAGGTTACAGTCACTCCTGACGGTAAAAATCATGGTCTGATCTTCCTCATGGACTGGTCAGGGTCCATGGCAGAAATTCTCCACGATACTTTCAAGCAACTGCTGTCACTTTGTTTCTTCTGTCGCAAGTCTGGCATCCCATTCAGTGTATATGCCTTCGTAAATGATGCTTCATACGCAGAATTTCGTAACTATGAGGAGGTTGTTGGAAAGGAAGGTGACTTCTATATTGGTAGTCGCTTCCACCTTGTAGAATTCCTTAACGGTGACCTAAACAACAGTGTTTTTGATAGATATGCTAGGAATCTCTTCCGTGTGACTCAGATGTATGAGCAACGCTACGGCAACCTTCATCCCTTCCATTCACGTCCAGTGCCTGATGCTATGCCTAGTCACCTTATGCTCGCTGGCACTCCTCTAAATGAGGCACTCTTGTGTCTTCAGACTCTGATCCCTGCATTTACTGCTAAGTATGGTGTTGAGAAGTGTCACGTTAGTGTCCTGTCTGATGGTGAGAGCAACTGGTCTGGATGCTGGGTCAAGTCTTCATACGACGATAAGATCCATCGCTCTGGAATGCCATACAACGCCGCTATCCGTTGCCGTAAGACTGGTCGTACTTATACGGCACCTCAGTGGGGTAATTACATGACTGAAACCATCTTGCGTTACATGAAAGGTCGTTTCCCACAGTGTAACTTCACAGGTTTCCGTCTTGGTAATGCCCGTGACATTGGTTACATCATCCAAAACTTCAACTCTCTTACTCAAAAGGAGAGAAAGACTGCTGCTGATGTATTCAAGAAGTTTAAGTCAATCTCTGCTCCAATCATGGGTTATCAAGAATTGTTTCTAATTCAAAGTAACAAGTTGAATGAGGAGGTAGAGTTTGATGTAGAGGAGGATGCATCCAAGGCACAGATTACTCGTGCCTTCAAGAAGACCCTTAAGGCAAAGTCCAACAACAAAAAGATCCTCTCGTCCTTTATCAATCAAATTGCATGAATGTATTTGCAGTAGATGATGATCCTGTCCTGGCAGCATGTTGTCTGCCAGACAAACACATCGTTAAGATGCCACTAGAGTGTTGCCAAATGCTCGCTGTTGTATTCAGTAAGTGGTATCTCAATGAGGGTCCTGTCCTGAAGAAGGATGGGACTCCTTATGCTACAGAGAAGGGTGCATTTCGTAATCACCCTTGCACTAAGTGGGTAGCAGAGTCTGACCACAATATCCAGTGGTTACTGCAGCATGGTATTTCTCTGTGTGAAGAGTATACATATAGATACGGTAAAAGACACTCCTGTCAATCAACACTTGTAGTTGCTGGTCTGACGTATCAGTATGGTTGTCCTGACCAGCACACGCCATTCGCTCGTGCTATGCCAGACGAGTTTAAGTATGATGATAGTATCTCTACTATCGAAGCATATAGACGGTATGTGGCAAGCAAACCATGGGTGGCATCCAACTACCTGCGTGTGCCAGATAGGAAACCGTCATGGGTAGACTACCATTCCCCCCTCACCCGTGTATAATAACTGTATACACAACAAAGAAACACATGCCATTCGCAGCACACCCAGTGACCACTGATCATATTGTTAACTACCTCATATCAAAGCATGGTGAGCAAGTTGGGACCACAGAATTACTTGGTGCTGCTGAGCATTTCTCTTGCTCCTTCGCTACTGTCAAGAAGCGCCTCAAGGACCACAAGTCTGGTATCGGCAAGTGGAATCTCTCTGTGCAAGAAGTCAAGCAACAACTTGAGACTGTCGTGAAGCATAGTGAGTCACTCATTCCCCTTAAGGATGCTAACTATGTGCCCTTTGGTAATGCCACTGACCTCAAGAAGATCATCAAGTCTAAGATCTTCTACCCTACATTCATCACTGGTCTCTCTGGTAACGGTAAGACCCTTGGTGTGGAGCAATCCTGCGCTCAACTCGGACGTGAGTTGATCCGCGTAAACATTACTGTTGAGACTGATGAAGATGACCTCATCGGTGGTTTCCGTCTCGTCAACGGTGAGACTGTGTGGCACAACGGTCCCGTGATCGAAGCACTTGAGCGTGGTGCTATCCTGCTGCTTGACGAGATCGACCTTGCATCTAACAAGATCCTCTGTCTGCAGTCTATCCTTGAAGGTAAGGGTGTCTTCCTGAAGAAGATCGGTCGTCAGGTGTCTCCTGCTGCTGGTTTCAACGTCTTTGCTACTGCTAATACTAAGGGTAAAGGCAGCGAAGATGGTCGTTTCATCGGCACCAACGTGCTCAACGAAGCATTCCTTGAGCGTTTCCCTGTGACCTTTGAGCAAGAGTATCCTGCTCCTTCTATTGAGACTAAGATGCTCAACAACTATTGTGCTGAGTTGCAGTGCTGTGACGATGACTACATCAAGAATCTGGTTGCATGGGCAGACATCATCCGTAAGACTTTTAAGGATGGTGGTGTCGATGAGGTGGTCTCCACCCGTCGCCTTGTCCACATCATCCGTGCTTACAGCATCTTCTCTGACCGTGTGAAGGCAATCAAGGTCTGCCTCAACCGTTTCGATGATGAGACTAAGCAGTCATTCATCGAATTGTATGATAAGATTGATGCTGACGTTGACGTGTCGGTTGACAATCCTCTCAGTCTCTGATATCCTTTATAGATAATCTCTGTTTATTATGGCAAACAAGTATAACGAAGATGAGATTATCAAGGAGTTGAAAGACTACATCTGCGCTACCTACCAGCAGCACTATTCCAGTGGTAACGGTGAAGGTATCCAGACCCTTGATCTCATCAATGCTTGTGGTGACGCTGAGGCATTCTGTAGGAGCAACATCCTGAAGTATGCCTCTCGCTATGACAAGAAAGGCACCGCTAGACGTGATCTCATGAAGGTGCTACACTATGCTGTGTTACTGATTCACTTCAGTGACCAGTCGGCAACACTCGAAACTTACCCCCAGTAATTATGCAACCTGAAGCAAGACAAACAGTTAAACTGAGCAAGCAAACCATTGAGGTGCTTCGCAACTTCAGTGCTATTAATAAGTCTATTCTTATTGATCCTGGTAAGTTTATAGAAACGATGTCAGTCAATAAGAATATCATCGCTGCAAGCGATATCCGTGAGGGAATCCCTGAGCAGATGGCAATTTATGATCTGCCTCTCTTCCTCGGTGCTCTGTCACTCTTCAAGACCCCCATTCTCTTCTTCCCTGATAACAAGAAGGTTGTGATCTACGACGAGGACACCAAGGGCAAGACCACCTTCTACTACAGTGACCCCGAGATCATCGGTAGGGTCCCTGAGTTTAACCCTGATCTCCCTGACCCGGAATTGTTCTTTGACCTGCCACAGCAGGATCTGGATCAACTCATGCAGGCATCTAAGGTCTATGGTGTGGAAGATCTCTGCATCTATGGGTTTGAAGGTGAGTATAGTATCTGTGTGAAAGACAAGAAGAATGACACGTCTAATGTCTTCTCCCTGCCACTGAAGAAACCAACCTTTAATGACCCGCAGAATATGACAGTTGAGCGTATGACATTCTGTTATTGTTTCAAGGTTGAGAATCTGAAAATGATGACTGGTAGTTATCATGTAACGCTCTCACGACGTAACATCGCTAACTTCTCTAGTCTCTCCAACTCCTCCCTCAACTATTTTATTGCTCTTGAGCCCTGATTATGAATGATAAATTGTTTCTCTGGGTAGAAAAGTATCGTCCTCAGACTATTGAGGAGTGCATTCTACCAGGAAGCACTAAGGAAATCTTTCAAGGTTTCCTGGATCAAGGTGAGATCCCTAATCTCTTACTCTCAGGGTCTGCTGGTGTTGGTAAAACTACTATCGCCAAGGCACTGTGTAAGGAGTTAGGTGCCGATTGTCTGGTTATCAACGGATCTGACGAAGGTCGTTTCCTCGATACCGTACGTAACCAGGCAAAGGTGTATGCCTCTACAGTCTCTTTGACCTCCACTGCTAAGCATAAGGTCATCATTATTGATGAGGCAGATAACACCACACCTGATGTGCAGATGCTTCTCCGTGCTTGCATTGAGGAGTTTCAAAAGAATTGTAGATTTATCTTTACTTGTAATTACAAGAATAAGATTATCTCTCCTCTACACTCACGGTGCTCTGTTATTGACTTTGCACTTAAGGGTAAGGATAAGCAAGCACTAGCAGGGGCATTCTTCAACCGTGTTAAAACTATCCTAGATAGTGAAGGCGTCAACTATGAGCCAAAGGTTGTCGCTGAGGTGGTCCAGAAACATTTCCCTGACTTCCGTCGCACACTCAATGAGTTGCAACGGTATTCTTCTTCGGGGAAGATTGATACAGGTATCCTTGGTGTCTCCAATGACATCAACATTACCAACCTCGTAGGATATATTCGTAACAAAGAGTTTACCAACATGAAGAAGTGGGTGACTCAGAATATGGACAACGAGCCTATTTCTATTATGAGAAAGATCTACGACAACCTCTACAACCATGTCCAACCAAAGTCAATTCCTGAAGCAGTGCTGGTCATCTCTGAGTATCAGTATAAGTCTGCTTTCGTTGTTGACCAAGAGATCAACATGGTGGCATTCCTAACCGAATTAATGATGAGATGTGAATTCAAATGAATGTAAAACTATTCCGTATGCGGTCTGGCGAAGATGTCGTTGCAGACCTGATCGAAGACACTGAAGATAGTGTCACTTTCTGTAACCCTATTGTCGCTATCCCTAGTGGAGAAGGTAGACTGGGGTTTGCTCCTTGGGCACCACTTCTGAATGGACGTGACGCACCTGTGACTGTCCCCAAAGACTACATTGTCTTTGGTCCTCTTGACACTCAAGAGGCAGTGGTCAAACAGTTTGAGCAAATGTTTAGTATCATTGAAACTCCTAGTAATAAAAGACTGGTGTTATGACCAATCAGAAGAAGAGAGCACAGGTTAAATCTAGATTTTATTATATCTTCTGGGGAGTTGCTACTATCTCAGTACTCGCAGGTCAACTCTATGTTGGCAGCGGATACCGAATGTTGCATTACTCTATGGAAGATCTAATAAATAAGGTTAACGCTGTAATGCTACAAGTCAAACCCAATTCATACGAGGGTTACATGTGAGACAAAATTACCAACCACTAAACTTCTTTCCCGTCCAGTGTTATAGTTTTAGTTGTGATAAATCTCTTCTGGACACTACTCTAGGTATTGTAAAAGGTCTAGAGTATCGATCGTTTAACGAACCTACAGGTGTCCTTACTTCTTCTGACGTTCAGCAGAAGGAAAGTTTCGCTCCACTCATGTCATGGTTTCAAGAGTGTATTGACACAATGCACGTTGATACGGGTCTTAACTGTGATAGGTTGGTAGTTAATAAGTCATGGGTAAACAAGTCTGCAGCAGGGTCTGGTCACCACCACGACGCTCACAGGCATCCTATGTCATACTACAGTGGTATCCTTTACCTCACACCTGGTGCTCCTACGATATTCATTGACCCTCTCTTCCAGAGGGAGTGGGGATCCTTTTACTTGGATGGTAGAGTCAACACTGAGTTGGCATATCATGGTGGTGCTGGTGGTCTGCTACTATTTCCTAGTTGGATTATACATGCAACTGCTCCCAATACAGAAGATGTTGATAGATACACTATGGCATTTAATACATTCCCCTCAGGTGACATCAATCTAGGTGGGCATGGTTTACCCATGGCCAGAGTTAAGACTGAAGGATGGAAGGATCTTGGTCCATTGAATTTAGATGAATATGCAAGGGACTGAAGTGCATATGTTTCCTGTTGTATGCAGGACATATCAACAACCTGATAAGACTCTCAATCAACGTGTGATTGACTCGCTGGATGGGTATCCTTCTCAGCAGTCTAACTTTCCTGAAGGTGTCATCACTTCACGTCCTGATCTCCATAAGGTAGAAGAGGGTCCTATCACAGAGTTGAGGCAATTTTTCTGGGACTGTCTAGCAGAGTATAGGTATGCCTACAAACTCTACTGTGATGCCCTAGAGATCTCCTCTATGTGGTTTAACTATGCACCTGCTGGGAGTGGGTTTGGACACCCTTTACACAGGCATCCAATGTCTTATATAAGTGCTGTCTACTACCTCACTCCTGGTGCTCCTACCTTCTTTGACGATCCTGTTACACCTCGCACATATGATACACTAGATGTCTTCCAAGGTGATAAGATGGAGAGTGAATGGGGCATCAATGAAAAGGTTGATGCCGAGGAGAATAAACTGCTCATCTTTCCCTCCTGGTTGCGACACTACTCAGGTCGTCAACTAGATGATTATGACCGTTGGACTATCGCACTCAACGTATTCCCATGTGGTAAGGTGAATGTTGGTCCATTTGAAACGCCACAACTACACGTCTCTATACAATGAAGTATTATAAAACACCCCTCAGATATCCTGGTGGTAAATCAAGGGTAGCAAAGATGTTGCTTGAGAAATTCCCAAGTGAGATCAAAGAATTCCGTGAGCCCTTCGTGGGTGGTGGGAGTGTGGCACTGCTATTCTCCCAGAAGTATCCTGACATTCCTGTATGGATTAATGATAAGTATGAATACCTCTACAGTTTTTGGAAGATGCTCCAAGAGCGTGGCGATGAGTTATCGGATACTCTCTATAATATCAAAGTCGAAAACAGTACAGAAGAAAAAGCGAAGGAGTTATTCATATCTGCTAAAACAGAGATATCCAACGCAGATCAATTTCGCCAAGCTGTGCTCTTTTGGATTCTTAATAAGTGTAGTTATAGCGGGTTGACTGAAAACTCTTCCTTCTCTAAGACTGCATCTAATCAAAACTTCACCACCCGTGGTGCTCATCACCTGAAGAATATCTCTGAGATTATTCAGCACTGGCACATTAGCAACCACGACTATGAGTTTGTAATGAATCGGGAGATGGTGAATAGTAAAGATGTATTCATTTTCCTAGATCCTCCCTACAAGATCAACACATATCTCTACGGCACTAACGCAGAGATGCATAAGAATTTTAATCACATTAAGTTTGTAGAAGACTGTAAGGTATGTCCTCACAACTGGTTGGTTACATACAACGTTGATGATGAGTTGAAAGAAGCATACAAGGACTTCAATCAAGAAGAGTTTCGTATCACCTATGGTATGAAGCACAGAGTAGATAATAAACTCAAGACCGAATTGTTAGTTACTAACTTCACCGAATCCACTCCTCTGGCATCTCTTTATGAAACAGTATGACATTCCTCTCAAAGATTATCTCAACAGTATCAATCTAAAGCAAGGGGATCTCTCAGAGGATCCTGTTGCCATGAAAAAGTATCCAGCATTTGTTATCAACAAGTGTATGATGCATCACGTTGATACGTTGATGCACGCTAATGAGATGAATGCATGTCAAAATTTAGACAGCGACTTACAATATTCCTATTACCTATATAGTGTTAGGAAATCCAAGAGATTCTCCCCATGGGACAAGAAGATAAAGGACGGTGATCTTGACCTAGTTAAACGATACTATGGTTATAACACTGAGAAAGCACAAGCGGCGTTAAAGATTCTAACCCAGGACCAATTACAAATTATTGCATCTAAATTGAATACTGGAGGTAAGAAATGAGCGATGAGATCCAATGGTCTCAAGACATGATGTTGGAAGTGACGCTTAAAGAACCCGACGATTTTCTCAAGGTAAGAGAAACCCTCACCCGTATTGGTGTTGCGTCTAGGAAAGAGCGCAAATTGTATCAGTCTTGTCACATTCTCCACAAACGTGGTAAGTATTACGTCGTACACTTTAAAGAGTTGTTTGCGTTGGATGGTAAACCAACAAACATCACTACGAATGATATCGAGCGTAGAAATCGCATTGCAAAACTGTTGTCGGACTGGGGTCTGATTGACATTGCTCGCGAGGAAGAGGGATTAAACCTTGCTCCCCTTAACCAAATTAAAGTTTTGTCCTTTAAGGATAAAGGTGAATGGACTTTAGAGTCTAAATATAATATTGGAAAGAAAAAACAACCCACAGAGGTATAACTCAACATGGCAGATACATTTGACTCTGCTGATGGTGAGAAGGATAATAATGAAGATAAGAGTGAAGTACTTGGTAATTTGGTGAAAGTTACGGTCCTTATTTGGTCCGCATCCCTACTCACATTTAGCTACGTCCGACTTCCTAACGGACAAAAAATCTTAGATTTCGATCCTACCTTCATAGCTTCGGTCTTCAGCGGATCGCTCGCTGCCTTTGGCCTTAGTCCAGCGAAGAGTGGTGGTAGTGCTCCAAAGAAAGCCCCGTCAATCGGTAAACACGAGGAAAACAACAATGCAAAAGTTAATTAATGCTATGGCAGTCCTTTCGTTTCTTGGGACTGCATCCATCGTTGGTGGTGGCACCTATTTGTATGTACAGAAAGATGCAATTGCCGCACAACTAATGGGCAAGGTTGCTGCAGCAGCAACAGAAGCAATCGCTTCTGGTCTACCTAGTCTTGTAGAAGGATCCATGCCAGAGTTGCCTAAGGCAACTGGAGGTGCATCTATACCAGCTGGTAGACTACCAGGTCTGCCATGAATAATAAACTAAAGATAGCAGCAGGTGCGGTTGGCGGTCTATTCGCTGTCGCACATATAGGTTTACTTGGTTATGTAATCCATAGGCCGGAGCAACCTAAGGTAACTCAGGTCCCTACCATTAATATTCCACGAGGCACTCCATACTCTTCATATAAAATTGAGGCAGG